AGTTTCTCTTCCTGAAGTAGGAGAGACTATAGTATATGCTAGTAATCCAGCAGAATTAAGGCAGAAGTTACGGTTGCTTATTAATTATAGATATCGTGGAGATATTTCTATTGAAAGAATTTTACCTGGTGATGCTGGTAAGTTCTTTATGGATAAGAGACAGAAGCATTTGAAGAATGTTAAAGAGCAAGCTGATCAGCAGATGAAACAGCAGATGACTCGTCAACAGATTAGTCTTGAGAAGACTAAAGCAAATGATAAGATTGTTCAAATTAGAAAAGAGTTGCAGAAGAAAACTGCATCTCTTATGAAGAAGCAAAGAGCAGGTGGAGCACAGGCAACTGTGGATAAGTAATGTCAGAGATAAATGCTGCAATATTAGAGCGGCTGGAAAAGGTAGTAGATAAGTTATCAGATAACTCAACCAAGATGGGTGAGTTACTTGCTGTTCATAATGAAAAATTAGATAAACAGGATAGAATCGATGCGGTATTATTTGAGAAAGTTGAATCGGTTCACCGAGAGGTTAACCGTAGAGCAGAGGAGATTAAGAAGGGTTGTGAGAGAGATATTCGCAAGGTAGATGAAAGACTTCGTGTCATGGAAAAGAAAATGTGGACTATTTTTGGTGCTCTTAGTGTTATATCTTTCATCGTTAGTCCAATCGGACAAGCGGTCCTAAAAAACTTGACAGACTCACCTCCACCTGTTACTATGGATGTAGTAAACGTCCATCGTATTGTCTGAATTTGTTGATGCACATTACGTAATGCTTCTATCTGGCAGACTTGATAAGTTTGTTAAGAAGAAAGCAGATCTATACAACTTCCGTTGCCCCTACTGTGGTGATTCACAGAAACATAGGAACAAGGCAAGGGGGTATTTTTTTCGTCTGAAAGCAGATATGGTATACAAATGCCATAACTGTGGAGTTGGTAGGACGTTACCAAACTTCTTAAAAGATCAGGCACCAGACCTCCATGATGAGTATATTATGGAGAGATATAAGAGTGGAACAACAGGTAAAGGATCTTATGTTCCTAAACCAAAATTTAAAAAACCTGTATTTAAAAAACAAGGAGAACTTATAAAAGTTTCTGATCTAAATATAGAACATCCAGCATATAAGTACATCGTAGGACGGAAATTAGATCCGTCCTTATTCTATTTTACAGACCAGTTCTGTACTTGGGTTAACACTCAGAAACCTACTTTTACTGACATCAAAAAGGATCACTCTAGAATCGTTATCCCTTTTATTGATGCAGATAAAAAGTGGTTTGGTTTTCAAGGAAGATCTTTAAACCCAAAAGATAAGATGAGATATATTACGGTGATGTTAGATGAGAACAAACCTAAGATCTTCGGATTAGATAACATTGATGAAACAAAACCAATCTACATCACTGAAGGACCGTTTGACGCTACCTTCTTGGACAATTCCGTTGCGATGGCTGGGTCTGACGTTGATCCTAGGTCGTATAATTGGAGCGATTATATTTGGGTTTATGATAACGAACCTCGTAACAGAGAAATCGTCAACAGAATATCCAAGTCAATCGATAGAGGAGAAAAGGTAGTGATCTGGCCAAATAGTATACAACAAAAAGATATAAATGATATGGTCATGGCTAGACATGACGTTAATTCTCTGGTAGAATCAAACACCTACCAAAACATAGAGGCACAAATCAAATTTACAGAGTGGAAGAAAGTATGACACCCAGTACGGAAATCAAAGTTGTTAAGAGAGATGGTGAGAAGACCACTCTTAACCTTGAGAAAGTTCATAAGATGGTTGAACATGCTTGCGAAGGATTAGCAGGTGTGTCTGAGTCAGCAGTAGAAATCAACAGTGGTCTTCAGTTCTTTGATGGAATTGAAACTAAGGATATTCAAGAGATCCTTATTCGTTCTGCTAATGATCTAATCACTCTAGAGAATCCTAACTATCAGTTTGTTGCTGCTAGACTTCTCCTATTTGGTTTGAGGAAGTCTGTATATAATGGGCATCCTGATAAGCATCCTATCCTTAAAGATCATGTACTAAATTGTGTTGGCAAAGGTGTATATGATAGTGAAGTTATTAACAAATTCACTGATGAGGAGTGGGAAAAAATAAACGGATACATAGATCATGATAGAGATTATCTGTTTACCTATGCGGGTATCCGTCAAGTAACTGACAAGTATTTGGTACAGGACAGAAGTACTGGAGAGGTGTTTGAGACACCCCAGTTTATGTACATGATGATCGCAGTTACTCTCTTTCAAGATGACGATAAGTTTTACCGACTGGAGTATATTAAAAAGTATTATGACGCAATCAGCAAGCACAAAATCAACATCCCAACCCCCATCATGGCAGGAGTTAGAACCCCCATTCGCCAATTTGCAAGTTGTGTTCTGGTTGATCTTGATGACACCCTCGATAGTATCTTTAGTGGCGATATGGCTATTGGCAAATATGTCGCTCAGAGGGCAGGTATTGGTATCAACGCAGGTCGCATCAGGGGTATCAACAGTAAGATCAGGGGTGGAGAAGTTCAACACACAGGTGTGGTCCCCTTCCTTAAAAAACTTGAGTCAACTGTCAGATGCTGTACTCAAAACGGCATCAGAGGAGGGTCAGCTACTGTCCACTTTCCTATCTGGCATCAGGAAATCGAAGACATCATCGTCCTCAAAAACAACAAAGGAACAGAAGACAACAGAGTAAGGAAGTTAGATTACTCTATTCAATTATCTAAACTATTTTATGAGCGATTTATCCAAAACGGTACTATTACTTTATTCAGTCCTCATGATGTCCCTGGGTTGTATGACGCTTTTGGTAGCGATACCTTTGACGAACTCTATACTCAATACGAGTCCGACAAATCAATCCCTAGAAAAACCATTGGAGCACAGGAACTTATCCTTGATCTCTTAAAGGAGAGAGCAGAGACTGGTCGTATATACTTGATGAACATTGACCATTGTAATAGTCATAGTTCATTCAAGGATAAGGTAAGCATGAGTAACCTCTGTCAAGAGATTACTTTACCTACAGATCCTATCCAACACATTGATGGATCAGGTGAGATTGCTTTGTGTATTCTCTCTGCTATTAATGTGGGTAAGATTAATAAACTTGATGAGTTAGATGAGTTGTGTGATCTTGCAGTACGTGGTCTTGATGCTCTTATTGATTATCAACAGTACCCTGTAAAGGCAGCAGAACAGTCTACAAAGAACCGTAGATCACTTGGTGTAGGTTTCATTGGTTTAGCACATTATCTTGCTAAGAATAATGCTAAGTATGAAAGTCCAGAAGCATATGATTTGGTTCATAAACTCACAGAAAGATTTCAATATGCTTTATTGACATCATCAAATCGTCTTTCAATGGAGAAAGGACCATGCGGTTACTTTGGTAAAACAAAGTATGCAGATGGTATTTTACCTACCGATACATATAAGAAGGACGTGGATGAGATTATACCAAATGATCTATCATGTGACTGGGAGTTTCTTAGGGAACGCATATCCAAGTATGGGCTTAGGAACAGCACACTGTCGGCACAAATGCCTTCGGAGAGCAGTTCCGTTGTGTCAAATGCTACCAATGGAATCGAACCTCCTAGAGACTACTTGTCCGTTAAGAAATCAAAGAAAGGGCCTCTTAAGCAAGTGGTTCCGTCTTATGGGTCTTTAAAGAATAACTATACGCTTCTTTGGGACATGCCAAATAATACTGGTTACATTAATGTAGTTGCTATTATGCAGAAGTTCTTTGATCAAGCGATCAGTGGTAACTGGTCATACAATCCAGAGAACTATCCTGATAATGAAGTACCTGTATCAGAGATGGCAAAGGATTTACTGACAACCTATAAGTATGGTTGGAAAACTTCTTACTATCAGAATACATATGATGCTAAGAAGGATGGTGATGATGATGTGGACAATCTTATTAACGAACTACTAACTACTGAGGAGGAAATTTGTGACAGCTGTGCAGTCTAAAGAGGTAAATGGTATGACAGTTTTTAATAGAAACGTTGTTGATACCACCAAACAATTCATGTTCTTTGGAGCACCCTTGAGTGTTCAACGCTATGATTCATATAAGTTTCCCACATTTGACCGACTGACACAGCAACAATTAGGATATTTCTGGAGACCTGAAGAGGTATCACTCCAGAAAGATCGTGCTGACTATGCACAACTTACAGATCAACAGAAGCATATCTTCACATCTAATTTGAAGTATCAGATCATGTTGGATTCTGTTCAAGGTAGAGCACCTGGTATGGCATTCATACCTTACTGTTCTCTACCTGAGTTAGAAGGATGTATGCAAGTGTGGCAGTTCAT